AGACAACTGATTATTTTTATAAGGTAGAGTCTGGTAATAAAGATAAGGATCTTGAAACTATTAGGAGTTTATTTTCCCCAGAAATAGAAAAATTTCGGAAGTGTTTCTCATTTGAAGATGTAGAAATGTTAGTTTCTTGGTTTGAAATGTCGATGAATGGACAACATCATGAAGTCCATAATCATGGAGCAACTGGTTACAGTGCAGTTTGTTTTATTGATTTTGATAAAAAATATCATAAACCAACAAACTTTGTATCTCCATTTAATGATTTTTACAAGGGCAATACACTGACGTTTGAACCACCAAATATTCATGAGGGATCTTTAATATTCTTCCCTTCATGCATTCATCATTATGCCCCAGCAAATCATAGTAATATTCCAAGAATGATAATATCTTTCAATCTAAAAGTCAGATAGATACTATGTGTACATAGACCAATTATGGACCTTCCCATAACGCCCTATCAAACGGTATTGGTTTTAAATTCTAGTTATGAACCAATAAATTTCACAAGTTGGAAAAGAGCAGTAGTCTTGTTACTCAAAGAAAAGGCACAGTTCCTTTCTGGTAGAGTAATAAGACTTTTAAATTATGTAAAACTTCCATTGTCTAAGATTATGAATATCACTCCATCTCGTTCGATGATTTACAAACGAGATAATAATACTTGTCAATATTGTGGTGCAAAATCTAAACTGACTATTGATCACGTACTTCCAAGATCAAAAGGAGGAAAAGACACATGGGAAAATTTAGTTGTTGCTTGTTCTAGTTGCAATACCAAAAAGAGTGATAAGTTATTAGAACAAACAGGAATGAAATTGGTTAGGAAACCAAGAGCACCAATCAACAAAATGATTTTCGATCTTCAGAAAACTAATGTAGCTGAATGGAAACTTTATAATTATGGTGTAGATTAAGTCATTGTCAACACCAAATTTTTGTGGTATACTGAGACTACTCGATACTCCTTTAAAATGAAAAGTAAAGACGTTGAATACTGGGTCAGTCTCAGTAAACAAATTGAGAAGGGTGATTTTGTAAAGTTCTCTGGTTGTACAAAAGAACAAGTCAAATGGGGAAGTAATACTGATCCAGAGGGACTTCTTGTTTACGGTGGAGTTTATTACGTAAATGAAGTAATAGTAAAATCATCTCACACCAAATTAATTCTTCGAGGAGTAGAAGGAAAATTTAACAGCGTTTGTTTTGAAAAAATGTAATGGAACTAAAAAAGAGAGAAGCTGTCTGGATTTGTAGGAGAGTAATCAAACTGTATCATCCAGACTACAGAGGAAATGTTCAACTAAAACAAGACTATTGGGAAAAGTTTCTTGACATTCTCCTAGACTCTGGTAGGATATCAGAAGAAGATAGAAACACTTGGTCTTGTCCATTTAAGTAAATGAAATGTGAAGTTACCCTTTTTAAAGCCGGAACAGTCTTCAAAGAGGAAGTGATCGCTGTTGATTATCAGGATGCTCGTAAAGTTGCTCTTGCGAGAAATCCTGGTGCAAAAATTATTGGAGTTACTGCAGTATTCAAATGAAAAACAAACATCATCAGGTTAAATCCAGAATGTATTATTACTTCTGGGGAGTTTGTACAGTGTCTGTAGTCCTTGGTCAACTATATGTTGGTACTGGGTATCGTATCATGGCAGAAAGTTTCAATAAGTTGATCTATACTGCCATTGATGAAATTCAACGTCCTGTTCCTGGGAACATCTAATGAGTGAAGTAACTTTCAAGAAACACAGAGTCTTTCGTGAGACTGATGCAGTAGTTTTTTACGATATCTCTGTAGACGGATCCAATGCTCAAGATCTTGTATGTCACACAGGCCCCGCAATCTCTCCACCAGATGATATTGTAGGTGCAAAACAATTTTATATTCACTATCACCAGGTAGATCACAATCGTGTTCTGTCTGGTCTTCGTACATTTGAATTGGTGAATCCAGAGTGGAGGTATCCATATCACATCGTTCATCTTAATCGCAGTTCTGGTGCCCTAGTAATTCCCAAGATGACCTTTCATCGTTCTTATTCTGGGGAAGAAGGTTCTATTGTCATCAATCAAGCTATCCGTGATGATCAGTTTGATGTGAATACTGAATTTATTCCAGTATCTGCAGCACAAAATGAAAATCTTTACAGTATTCTAGCTCATGAAAAACCAGTTATCCATACCCTCGGTGAATGATTTAAATCATCACCAGTGGAAATTAATTTATACTGCGGTAAGAAAGTATCAGATGAATTATCCACAATCCATTGGGTGTTATCAAGAAATGTATAAAGAACTGGGAGAAATTCTTGATGTTCTTTATCCACATGCGTATTCAGAATCTTACCTTGATATTGATGGAGATGAAAAATGAATCAAGACTCTGAAAAATTCAAAGATATTATCCGACAACTGACTCAAGATAATGGGTACTATCAGTGTGGTAAAGTAAACTTTTACCACCTTGCCGGTTTTATCGAAGACCTGTATGTTAGAATAGAAGACCTGGAGACCCAACTTAAAGATGCCCGAGAGTGAACTCTTCCCTCATGAATCTTTTCCTTATCGAATTGATCTAACAGACAAAAAAGACAAACGAATCTGTTGGTTTGAATGTAAGGAACATGCAGATAAATTTATCAAACAACATAAACTCAAAAAGAAAGACTACAAATTGACCATTAAGAAATGATCGAACTCACTCTGATAACTCTATTAAATAGTATAGCAACTGAATTTTGTATGTATCGTGACCAAGGAAATGATACTCTTAAATCAGTACTTCTTGCCTACAGTTATGCTAATGAAAAATATGGAGGAACTGAAGTGAGGAAAGTCATTAAAGATTCTATGGGCATTGAAGTTGCGGCTCTTGCTGCAGTAGCTAGTAAATGTCCCAATCATCTTTAATTAATGTCTAATAAAGTAGATAAACCATGGGGATGGTACAGAGATCTAGAAAGAAATTTTTTCAGAGTTATTAAAACCATTCACATATCACCGAACAAAAAGTTTTCCCTACAAAAACATTTTAATAGGGACGAGTTCTGGTATATATTATCTGGTTCTGGAAAAATAACTCTCGACTCAGAAGTAAAAGAGGTTACAAAAGGAGAACATTTTTTTATTCCTAGAGAGACCATTCATCGACTCGAAGGTGGGCCAGATGGAATTGATTTCCTAGAAGTTCAAGAAGGAGAATGTTCTGAAGACGACATTGTACGATTAGAGGATGACTATGGCAGAAACTGAAACTAAAGTAACTGAAGAAACTGTTACTGATAATTATGAATGGATTGATGACTGTTTTCGTGTTTATAAAACCAAATATGGTTTGTGGCATAGTGCATCAAAAGACGGTGAAGAGTTAGTAACTGCTTTGTCTGAAGAACTGTGTCTTAGAATGACTCGTTTTTATCTTAAAGGTAGACAGGATGGTTGGTCTGGACATGATAGTAGGGTAATGAATGATGGCAAAGTAGGAGGAAAATTGTAATCATGTATCATCCTAAGGTTAATGACTATGTTAAATGGACTGACTCTCTTGGTAGAGTAACTGAAGGATGGGTTTATTTTGTTAATTCACAATATATTACAATTGAAATAGGAGTTAGGTGTAAGGACGAGGAAAACATTCAACATTGCCCCATTCACGAAAAAACTCACTGTCTAGTTCTTTGTTTTCCTGAACAATGGAATCAACTTGAATATGTAAAGAGTAGATTGTCAAAACACTGCGACGAAACTTACAATGACATCCCAGAAAGATACTAGAGTCCCCTTGACAATTACATTAGTTGTGTTAGGATTATGTGTACTGGCAACTCTTGTTGCTGGATATATTCATGGTGACATGCATTTCGCCAAAGTATTGGAGCATATTAAAAAATGACGACTCGCACTTTTGTAGATAAGAATGGTAACTCTTGGGAGTGGGAAGAAACTCCTGAGACTATCGAAGCCCTCAAACAACTTCATGAAAGCGTAAAGAAGGCAAATGAAGATCGTAAACAAGATTGAAGATCTTTGTCTTCCTTCAAAACACCACAAATTTCTTAGGGACGAATCCTTTGAAAGGTTGACTTGGGAAGATGTAATTGACAATCTTGATAGAACTATTACTGAAGATCTCCATTACAAATCTAGAGATAATTATGGAATAGTTACTCATGATACTAGAGACATACTAAAAATTTATCCAGTCTTAAATAGGATAAAAGAGTCTCTTCCTGGTGTAGAAATAACAACACATCTCTATACAAGTCTTACTTCTGTTAGTAAAACTTTTGGAAAACACAATGATGTAATGGATGTTATTATTTGGCAATGTATAGGAACAACCCATTGGACAATCTATGATGATGAAATTTTCAATTATAGATTAAAACCTGGTGAATTTTTATACATACCAAAAGAAATGTATCATGATACAGTTCCTATGACCCCTAGATCTTCTGTATCTTTTGGAATTGAACATTTTAGAAACGAAGTATTTGATTGGAAATGAGTTACCCTTATCATGAGTTAGATCCTACTACTCCCTGGTATGAGTGGTTGATGTATTGTGAGATTTGCCACCAGTTAAATGTTCCAAACCAACCAAAGTGGCAAAGGTATGCCGCATACAGAAACTATCTTAAAGAAATAGGTGTATTATGAAACAGAATCCTTATTGGTTCTTTGAGAAGTGGGGAATCAATCAACCCACTCCTATTGAAGTTTTGGAGAAAAAAATTCAAGAACTTGAAGACCGTGTGCGTCTACTTGAAGAAGAAAACATCGGACAATCTAATGCACTCTATGAGTGTTGGAACTCTCTTGATGCTCGTATAGATATTATTGCTGAAAAGTTTAGGACTGAATGGGATGTATGAAGATCTAGATTGTTTTGAGACGGCACTCAAACATTTTGGTACAAGAGTAGATGTCATCATTGCCATGGAGATGGCAGATAAAATTGATAGCGAAACTGCATATCAAAATATTAAGATGGAACTTAGAGAACTAAAGAGGGTTCGTAGGTCCTGGAAACAGCAAAATCAGAATTGCGAGGAATGTTAATGTCAGAACAAAAAGAATTACACCCATCGGGACTTAACGTTATTGAAAATCCAGATGGTTCCTTTACTTTTGAATGGGATCCTAACGATAAGACGTGGAGTTGGATGAATGACTTGACAGACGATCAAATCAAGACTATCATAGAGGAAGCAATTGAACTTAAACTAAATCTTGAGGCTGCCGCAGATGAACTCGAACGATCCCCGCAGTAGTGACTTTTCCTACAGAAAGTATTCTCTTGAACACCTTGAAAATTGGTTACATGATGCTCTAGACTGTGAAGATCTCACATCACAAGATGTCTACGAAACTATCGTCAAGTGTATAGATGAGACTATAGATCATCACAAAAAGTATCTCACTAAGAGCACTGAAATTCTTTCACTTTTGAAAGGTCATCGTGAAGTTGACTTTGGTGTTGGAAACGATGAACCTTATGATGGTTGGGACTATGATGCTGCAGGTGCAAAGTTTCCTCCTATTACTGAAGCAACCAAAAAAGACTGGGTTGATTTCTGGGAAGAAACTTATTATCCAGAAGAGTACAAACAATACACTGAAGAAGAAATGGACGCAATGTGTGAAGCTGCTGCAACTGAAAACGATAAAGAGAAGTGTCGTGAATATAATTTGCGTGAAGCAGAGTATTATACCAAACGTGCAGAACTTGATGCTGAAGTGGAAGCAATCAAAGCCGCTGGTGGTTACGAATGGACTCCAGACCCTCAAGTATCTAGAAATGATCCAACCCGTCTAAAGTATGAAAAGGGTTGGGTTTATGAGTCTCCTGATGGTGGTAAAACCGTCACTAAACGCCGTCCTGGATCCCTTGAGAAAACTGTAGTCAAAGCAGATGGATACAGTACATCTGAACGCAAACATTGGATTCTTCCTGTTGAAGAAGTCAGAGATGAAGACACTGGTGAAGATGAATACTGCATTGCATTCCCTGACGATCTGTTGGAAGCGGCAAACCTCAAAGAAGGTGACACTATAGAGTGGGTTGATCGTGGTGATGGTTCTTATGAAATGCGTAAGGTTACCCAACCTCTTCAAATGAATGAGTGCTGATGTATACGATTAAACTTTTAGCCCCCTTTGTCGCAGCACTGTGTCTCGAAGGAGCCACTACTGGACAGGGGGATTTTTGTGTGGTTGACTCTCCCAAATCCAATGTGTTAAAATATTATGAACCTGGAAAGTCCTGTTATAAGAACGGAACTTTCTATCAAAAATGTGAAAACAGTCCCCCCGTTGAATACTAATGGCACTATCTGAATCAGTTGAAACTAGTTTGAAAGAAGCAGAAGCATCTTTGCGTAATGCTCTTGCATATGCTGCTCGTCAAGAGAAACCATTTATCGCAAAACATATTGCCGATATGATTATGCAGATTGATAATCTTATCAGTGCTGATGCTCTGATTGATAAGATCGAAAATCGTAAAGATGGGGACTCTGGTCTCTTTGGAACGTTCTTTGGTTGACTAATTGTAAAGGATTTGTAACCCAAATCTAAAAACAAAATAAAGTATCCTAGATATTACAGATGATTGTGTTAGAATACGAACATAATCAAGGAGGAACATGACCCTACCAGCACAAGCACAGAAACTTACTGAAAGAGAACTAGAAAGTATTCAAATTGCTCTAAAAGATTCTGGTATTCGTGCCATCCATCCAGAAAAGATGGAAGCGTTTGCACAAAACATGGTAGAGAGACTCCGAGAAAGTAATCCTAATCTGTAAACAAAATGAATCTAGAAGAAAAAGTAGATCTACTAATGAAACAAGTAGAAGTTCTTCGAGAAGATTTGAGTTGTTTGCAACTTCAAATTGACTTAATTTCAGATAGAGTGTATGATTATACCAGTGAGTATGATATAGAACTCTAAATACTTCCAAATACAAAATTTAATAATGAATTTTATTATCTATTCTAAACCAGAATGTCCTTACTGTTATAAAGTAAAAACAGTTTTAGAACTTTGTGGACAAAAGTATACTTTGTATACTTTGAATGAAAATTTTACAAAAGAAGAATTTTATTCTAAGTTTGGAAGTGGTTCTACTTTCCCTCAGGTAATAGTTGACGACAAACATTTAGGTGGTTGTACTGATACTATTGAGTATCTAAAAAAACTTGCTATTGTTTGATCGTGAGCAAGGGTAAGGAACTCCACATAAATAGAGGTGTGGAATTATTGTTACGAAAAAGGAGGAGAAAACCTGAAGAACCAAAAACTTTTGAGTTTAGTTTTGGTAAGATGGTTTCTCTCTTCCGAAGAGAGATTCACATTAACTTAAACTTCTCATTTGATATCAAAAAGAAGTAAATCTCTCGGAGGAAAGGCTATGACTATGCCTATAGTTGCCATATTTTGTATGGTATCTCTAATGTTCTTAATGATTGGTGGTATAATTGGATGGTTATGGAAAGAACATTTGGTATTCAACACTCCGCAACAAGTTTTTGCTCATCCAGAAATGTTTGATGAGAATGGACACATTATTCCAGACGAAGTAATTGCAGTACGATTTGAAAACAGTTATGACGACTACGACGAAGAAGACGACGACTAGGAAAAGAACAACTACTCCTAGAACTAAAGCACAACCAACTGTGGAAAAAATTGAATTGAATGCCAATTCATTTGTTCATGAGATTTTTTCTGCAGTTGATTCTGAAAAAACTAAGGCAAAAAAAGTAGAGATTTTGCAGAAGTATTCTTCTGAGAATCATCTGAAAGCTCTTTTAATTTGGAACTTTGATGAAAGTGTTCAAAGTGCTCTTCCCGATGGTGTAGTTCCATATCAACCATTGACTGAGGAAGCAACTGGAAAAGCTGGAAAGACTGGTTTGCCTCCACACTCTACCCTCAGAAAAGAGTGGACAAAACTTTATAATTTTGTGAAAGGTGGTAACGACTCTATGAATAAACTTCGTAAAGAAACGATGTTTATTAATATCTTGGAGTCTCTTCATCCAGAAGAAGCTGAAATTCTTTGCCTGGTCAAAGATAAAAAACTTGAAACAAAATATAAAATTACCAAAGAACTTACTCAGGAAGCGTATCCTGATATTCAGTGGGGGAATCGTTCCTGATGGGAAAGGGTATTAACATTATTCATGTAAATTGTGATCCATCTATTGCTGACGATAAGAGTCTTCCCAGGGACTCTTATCTAGTCACTTATGCAGATAATAATGACGAACGATGCGATGTCGTTCAGGGACTGAGAAGTGACATTTTTGATCATTACTGGGACAAATATCGTGATGTTAGAGGTATGGAATGGACAGAAGGAACAGTGAATCCGAAGATGTGGGGTTACACGCCAACGGAAAAGAAGAAAAAGAAGTAGTTTCTGGAGATCTTAATATTGAAATGAATCTTGATGGTATCAAAGATATCAGAAGACAATATAAAAAGATCAAAAGATACATGCGATCTTCAATATATACTATTGCAATGATGGATGGTACTGAAAAAAAAGTATCTCGTCTAATTGAGGACTCGGAGGATAATCCTACTTAAATGGGTAAACACTATTTGCTCAACCTTTATGGTTGTCCATTTGATAGATTGGACAACTATAGATTTCTTGTAGATTTATTGGAAAATGCAGCAGCCGCTAGTGGTGCAACTGTTGTTCAAACAATTTATAAAAAGTTTGATCCACAAGGAGTTACTGTACTATGTCTGTTGTCTGAGAGTCATATCAGTATACATACTTGGCCAGAAAAGGGAGAGGCTGCAGTAGATATCTTCACTTGTGGTGATTGTCAACCTAAAGTTGGATGTGATGTGATTATTCATCAAATTAATGCATCCGATCATACATTAAGTTATATCGAACGTTGATATAATTTACTCTAAATATTCTTAGTACGAGAGGTACACATGCTTTCTGCTCAGTATCGCCTTCGCCTTGAAGGCATCTGTAAAAAGATTGCTTTAAGAGAGAACGTTGATTTGTCCGACATGATTTGGGCAGAAAAACTTGCAAAAGCCAATACTTCTGCTCGTGAAATCTTAAAAAAGGCAAGACGCCAAGCTGCGAATCCTGATATGCAGGAAGGTA